ACTCGGATTGATTTGTATGTAATACTAATACTTCATCGGGTTGAGATGCTGTTCTCCAGAAAGTATTACTTATGAAATATTCACTGTTAAAATATCTATATGATTCTTTAGGTAATACCTTTAGTACATCAATAGTATCAGGTAAATCGGATTCTAAGAGGGCAATCCCATAATCACCGTATGCAAGAGGGAAGTTTTTAGTTGCTACTACATCTCTTGTAATAAGTGTATTATCTTTAGTTACAAAATAAATAGTATCACCTGCTATGTAACTAGCGTGCTTGCTGTATACAACATGTCGCTTTGTGACCGCTGCTCCGCCTATCTCTGTACTCGTCCTATCATTCCACGCAACTATACCAGTTACACCATCAAAATCATAGACCCAGCTGCTTATATTTCGCGTTAAACTGCCGACTGCAGTATAATCACTAAATATAGCTCTATCAGTAAAGGGACTCTTACCGTCAATTGCAGATAGAATTGAGCTTGTTGTGGTCTCTTGTAGTAATTGGACTGGATTAGACATTTACGTTATTATTTAATCTGATAAACAAATACCAGAGTAAAAGATTCACCAGACTTTATAGTAGATTTGTGTACGAGTTGGTACCCTATTTTTTTAAGCTCATAATAGATAGTTCTAAAGTAATCCTTTTTAATGTTGACGACGAGGCTTCTACGATTCTTATCTTCAAGTATAAAATCGGTAAATTCCTCTAGAAAGGAGCTGGCTCGTTCCCGTACATCCACCTTAATATTTAATCACTTTGCAGTGCTTCTACTATTTGGTTAATTTTATTATACAGTGAATATACATCTGCATACCCTAAATCACTAGATAGAGTAAAGGGATACGTTTCTATTAACTTATGAAGAATTTTAAAATCTTCCGGTGTTACACCATCAACAACTAGCTCGTCCATAAGCTAATTTAATGTAACTTTTCTAGAAATCAAAGGCCCCATTCAAACTTTATAAGTCCATCAGCGGTATCAACTGTATCACCATTGTGACCTCCAGCACCAGCGCCGGCAACATTATCTGATCCCCAGAAAGAGGCAGTACCTCCAACATCTTCGCCTCCGTTGTTTGTATCCCAACCACCGCGACCACCATCAATTATATGACCACCTAAAACGTATGCTGACTGGCCACCTGCTAGACCTGTGCCGTTTGTTGAGAGGTTGCCAGTATTAGTACTACTATCCGGCACTAATCCGGAGGGTTGAGTAACAGCACCATGAGATCTTGCAATCTCAACTGTATTAATAGAAAGGAATGACGGATTACCTGAAGCACCGTTGGCACCTGTAGCGCCAGCACCTATTGTAAGGTCAATATCAGTACCGATAGGAGCTGAGAGAATACCAGTAATAGTGGCAGCAGCGCCACCTGTACGTACACCTCCCTTTGAACCTGAACCAGTTAACCAAAATTTAGTATATTCTGCTAAAGTAGTAAAAGTATAACTACCAGCATTTGAATTAGCAGTAATACCAGGTGTTCCGGTGCTTAATACAAGATTACCTGAGAGAGGTGAAACTGCTGAAGTCTCTGCTGTTCCGTTAACAGTTAATGCTAGTGGTGATTTGACTTGAATTGTTGATTGCGCTAAACTATCAGGTATTGCTTTAATAATAAACAATGCACCTTTCGCACTTAAGGAACCAGTACCTGTACCAATGTTTAATGTTGTGGATCCTGCAGGATCAGACTCAACACCGTATAAAGCAGAGTCGGTATAGTTTGGTAATTTAAAGTTAGTAGCATTACCACCAAATTCAGAACCTATAATAGCATAAAGGTCAGGATAAGTTGCTGAAGCAATTGTCTGCCCGTTGCACAATAGCCAACCCTCAGGTGCAGCGTTAGCAGACACATATGGCATAATTGTACCTACTGGAATGGGACCTGCAGTAGAGTTAAAGAAGAAAGTAGAGGCTTGATCAGGTACTCTCCATGTAAGATTACCTGATACATCAGTCCCTAAAAATTTATTACTACCAACGCCACCAACTGGAAAAGTATAATCTACCGCGTTGATACTTAGCTTTTGCGGTAAGTTAAGATACGTGGTACTATTAGGAGTAATTCTATCCACTGAAATATTTGTACTGCTTAAGGCAACTCTACCATTAGTATCTATTTCTAAAGAATTACCCAATGCATCAGCGTGAAAATTGTTAGCAGATAAAGTACCAACCACAATAGACCCATCTGCATCATCAATAGAAATAGTACCATCACCAGCTGTTAAAATTCTACCAGCCGATAACCAGGAGGATGTAGTTTTGATATAGAGTATATTACTAGTAGAGTTATGGGCATAATCTCCCTCAACTGCATCAGTTATTGTAGTATGATCTACACTAGAGCCTTTGTATTTGTTACCTGTAACATGACCACCAGCTGTTGTCCCATCACCCACAAACAATCTTTTTCCATCTATGGTATATCCTAGCTCCCCTTCTGATAGTATAACATTTTTACGATCTACTTCATCTCCTTGTCTTACGAGAAGCTTTAACAAAGTATTTTCTAGAATTTCAATTTTTTTTGCCATTGTTTTAATTAGTTGGTACTTTAAATACAGGTATTGCTACTACTCCTTCAGTGCCAGTATCAAACTGTATAAACCCTGCAGAAGAGAGATTTACTGAAGCAGTAGTCCCAGCGCTGTTAGCAGAAGTAGCTGCTATTAATGTGCCCCCACTCCATGGAGCGCTAGGATATTGGTTTAAATAGCCTTTATATGCAGTATCTACCCCTGTTATATTTTGCACTACTGTAGAAGCACGAGAAGAAACACGTCCATATATATCGTAGTTTATAGCATCTAATGCATTTGTTGCTCCGTTACCTATTGTTGCAAGATTTAAAACATTACCAGAAACATTAAGTGTTGCGCCTAAGCTACTACCTTTAAGAGCATTTGCATCCACGACACCAGCCGGTACAGAAGCTATTTCTAATTCACCGCTTGGAAATGAGAAAGTGCTAGTCGCATCGATACTTATTGTTGTACCACTACCACCTTCAATACCGTTTCCGAAAGAAGAAGTATCAATATGGTTTTCATCTATCGTTAATACTGATAATTTATTAGAATTAATTTGTATAGTAGAGTTATCAACATTTGCGGAGAGTCCTTCAGTTGCATTTAATCCAATTGCACCAGCTGAATATACAGAATCAGGGTTTAAGTTTCTGGCAGAAATAGCGTTATCAATAACATGTAATTTGTTAGAAGCATTATAATCTATAGTGTTTGTATCTGGCACTGATCCAATAAATCCCCAACTCGATAATAAAGAGTAATCAGAACCTGATAATTGGTATAGGAAGTTGTTTTCATATACCAAGTCACCAGTCGTGGCTGTTGCTAAAGCAGTTCTAGAGGTAATTGATAGTGGTGGATGGACTATATTACCTGTAATGTTACCACCTGAGGTAAATCCATCACCTACCCAGATACGCTTATTATCAGTTGTATACCCAAGTTCACCTTGCTCGAGAATAACTGAAGTTCTTTGAGCTTCAGTACCTCGTCTAATTTTAAGTTTTACTATTTCAATATCTGGCATTGTTTTAAATTGTTAAGCTGTTCTCTTCCATACATACAAACCAAAAGAAGGTGGTATGTTATTATGCGCTGTTCCGCTACCAGCTGGGTCTGATATTATATCATTTACTGGTGTACGTGTTGCGTTATTAGAAATGCCTTGACCATACCCATCACCATCTATACCATTAGCATCACTTATAGGTAAGTCGTGGCTATGAGCTGGAAGTTCAGCCACTGTTAAGGTATGTTTATATTTTCCTGTAGAATCGTTACCCGCGGGGACTGCTTGTGTATTAGTACCATCGTTACCTGTACCAACACCGGCAATAAATCTTCCTTCTGCTTCTTGTATCCAGGTTGTTCCAGAGAATCTAACTCCAGGATTTGTATTATCAGCAGAAAATATAACAGCCCCTACAGGGTAAAGTGCATCTATAAAACTAGAACCTAAATTACCATCAATATCGATTCCTTCACCTGCTCTACCAATCTTTAATGAACTCTTATTACCAAAGCCATCATATACATCCTGCAACCCACTAGCAGGTATAGGCTCTCCTTTAGCATGCAGGACTCCAGGATATGTATCACTAATATTTGTATTAGTTAATGATGTAGTTGCCATACAGTTATTTATAAGCTAAAGCCATTTATCCAATTAAATTAGTATTATACCCTGAGAATTATATGCTGTTTGAACAGTAGAACCAGCGTCAGGTAAAACGAGATTAGTTATTTTACTCTGTACATCGTAAATCTCAGAAAAACATCTGTTTAGTACTCCTACAAGACTTTCTTCATTGGTATGTATAAGCATGTTTTCTAAATCCTCACGAACAAACTCTTCAAAATTAAGATTATAATTATAATCTCCTAACTCTAAGATATCTTGATTATAACGACCAGCAAATCTACCAACAATGTTATTTTTAAGAGTTATAACATCCTGTACAATCTTTGTAATCTCGTTATTAATAGTAGAAGTCTGTATGTATTGATCCTTATTAAGTGAAAACCCTTGTTTACCGTAATTTATGTAATTGCTATGCTTTATTACTCGTTGATAAGCTTCGTGAGTATTTTCACTAAAGAAGTATATTCTACTATTAGTCATCATTACAATTCTATCATTGCCTGATGCACTAGGAAATAAATTAAAACTGTTAACATCACTTATTAAAAGACCATTATCAGAAGCGTCATTTGTGTTTATAATATTCCAACGAAAATTAGCATTCTTCCAGTTTATATCTTGAAAATTCCATCTGTTATTTTCTGCTACAACTGGTTGCACATCTATTAAGCCTAATCTAAAATTATCGAAAGTTCCTATAACCTTTTCTGGCCTAGTTTTATATTTTTTGTAAATTTTCTTTGTAGTAGAAAAAAACCAATAATTACTAGAAACACCTGAAAAAGCTATATCTACTATTTTATTATCATCTATTTTATCTTCCAATACTACACGTTCTAATCTACCATAATTATAACCAGAATATCTATATAGATAAGCCGTAAAACCAGTAGCTTGTGTTATACTTGGACCGTAAGTTAAGATATATAAAGATTTAAAATCTGGATCAAACTCCATCGCACCAAAAGTCTCCTTGTTAAAGTTTATTGAAATGCGTGTTTGATAGTTAAGCATCGTATCAAATATCTTAATTACTTTGTTACCGGAATCATAAACTGCTATTTCAGTATCACAGCATGCTAATTTAGTAGGTCGTATAAATTTGGTTTTATTTCTACCATCCCCATGACCTCCTAATAGTTCGATAAAATTACGCTTATTACCCAATGATGAATCATTATTAATAAACCCTTCAATATCATATTTTAAGACAACATTATTAACTGTATCAGTTAAAAATACATTTTCTTTATTAGATGCTATTCCACCTAACTCTCCAAAACGTAACTCGTTATCATCGTCTTCATATTTGTTGGTATTTAATATAACATCAAGGGATGTATCACTACCTGTCATAGCAATAAAAGTGCTACTTGTTATAGCGAATAGTGCAAATCTATCATTAAAGTCTAAATTTAATTGCGCAGTTGATTCTATTACATCGCCAAAAGCACTAAGCTTGTTTGAATTACTAAAAGGTATAGAATCATTAAAGGTAGGGCTATTAGCGGACAGCTCTTGCACAGTAAAAGTACTATCAGAAATAGATGTTAGGCTAGCATATCTTATATCTGTAGACCATGGTAATTTATTAGAAGCAATAAAACATCTAGAAAATATAAAATTAGTATTTTCTCTTATTTTGTCTAATTTAAATTTAAACAAATTATAATCAAAAGTATCATTTATAGCAAAAGTACATTCTTCAATTGTATTTGGCAGATCTATAGTTAAGTCAGAAATTACCCTGTCTTTAAAAACTCTTGAAAAGGCTAGATCCGTATCAAAAGTATTTTTTGAAGTTAGGACTTTTTTAGTACCTAATTCAACGGCTACATTATTTTCAACTTCAACTAACCCATAAAAATCTGCACCTGTTAAAGTAAACAAATCTCCATCAGAGTAGAATTTTTTATATGATTTGTAATCAGTCATGAGTAGTTTTTAAATTTAATATCGTTAATTTTTGTACCAACTGGTAAGATAGATGAGGCTTCTGATAAAATACTTGTACGTATTTGAGATCGTACACTTTCATCTGTTATAGAAAGATCGCGTATAACTATATCTATAGAGTTACTTGAATTATGACGATCAAACTTGAAATATTTTTCTATTTGTGTTTTATTTACCCTCTGACCAGCTGGTAGAGATAATACAATATCATCAATCTTTTGCTCTAATAAATATAACGCATAAACTAGAGTAGTACTTATGGCTCGATCGTATACAAATAAATTTCTAACTTGCATATCTTTTGAGTAAAAATATTCCGGCTGTTTAAGGTAAGTAGATAGATCAGTGCCATCTTGAAAACCAGCAGATCCAATATATAATTCATCTTTAAATATATTTTGTATATGAAATTTACCTGGTGCAAGAGTTAGATTTTGATATAAATTACCATCTAAGTATAAAGTCATATTACCTTGAATACTATCAAATCTAAAAGTAAAATTATGATAGCCAGTTAGTAAGGTCGACGCATCAAAAGATATTGTTTTAGTTGTGTAATCTTCTGAATCTAAATAGTTTTGTAACGTTAACTTAAAATCTAATGTCTCAGCATCTAGAGTTCGATTTAATGTATTGTAATTAGTCATTCTTACACCACGTGTATTATTATCCCGCTTAATAGCAGTTTCATTATCACTATCAAAAAGTGGTGAAGCTAATAAGGGTTGTGTACCTATACCATTAACTATAAATAAATCTTTGTTATCAGCTTCGCAAAGTAAAACAGGATATTTAAATTGCTCACCACGTATATACTGATTAACATAATCTATCGTTAATATAGAACCACTTGATAATGGTGTAGTACCTGTTGATGTTTGCGCGTCTCCAATATCAGCTGATAATCCAAATACTCCTGAAGTATTATATTGGAAGAGTTTGTTATCTGTTGCGATATGTATAGTGCTACCAATAATATTAATATCATTAATGTCTGTAGAAGATTTTAGAAACGATTCAGGACCATTTCTAAAATTATGCTTTACAACATACTTATCTATTACATAAAATACAGTTTCATCGTTTTCCCATCTAGTTTTAGATCCAGGTAATTTATAATCTACACCGTCTCTAATAATTACATTATCATATAAACAAAGTTCGTTTTTATAAACATCAAACTCTGCAGCAGTAATAGTTTGTGACTCTAACGTTAACACATCTAAACGATGCACAGTTCCTGATGTATCTATAAAATCTATAAATTCATCTTCTTGGTGGTGGCCAATATAATTAAGAATATCTGAGGCGCATTCAAGTCTTAGTTTATTACCTTGCGCATCAACTCTATAAAATAGATTACCGTTACATGCTACGATAAACTCATCTAAAGCACCTCTTTTAAATAAATTTTTTATCTTACGTATAAAGGTTACTTTATTTAATAATACATTATCACTATTATAAATGTATAACACGTTACCGCTTACTACATGAATAAAAGGAGTAGATGTTTGATCTTGAAACAATCCAAACCCTGCGTTCGTGTTGTTACCGAGTAACTGATAGCCTGTTTGTAAGTCCGGATCTATCCATAAATCAAAAGACATTGTAAATGATTTTGATTTATTAATACTTTCATAAACACTCAACTTTGAATAAAATGTACCATCAAAGTTGAATGTATTATCATCACAGGAGTAGCATATATTTTGAACTTCACCACCTACTGTTTTTGATTTATAGTAGTTATCAAATGTAGACATAAGCGGTGATGATGATTCGACTATCTCTTTAATAGTATCTCTACCAACTCTTTCATACTTTAAACCTACACTAGGAGTAATAGCTACATCACTCTTCTTATCAAAAAACTTTTCTTTAACTAATAATTCATTAGTTACTTCTAGATCAATACTGTCTACACTGTCAATAAAGGAAGGAGTAAATAAAGCTGTACTTGATAGAGCTTCTAATTTAGTAATTTTATCAGGGTAGTAGTATCTATCAACCCAAACACCTTGTTGAGCTAAACTACCAGCGGAGAGCCACGTGCATAGGTATCTACCGTTATTGTATTGATCACTATGAGATCTCCTTACATATAATTTATCTGCTAAAATAGGTGATGGTCCAGCAAAAGCTCCATTAGCCGTAAATGTTGAATCATTTACATTAAGACGCTCATAAGGATATATTGATGATGGAGCAGTGAAGAATGTATCGGCGCCATTTTTAATTGCTATATCCTTATCGTAAAAAACATAATTTAATTGCAGTTTTTCAGTTCCTCTTTCTTGCTCATTACCAGAATGAAGTGTATTATAATCTCTATAATCAAAACTAGGAATACCGAAAGGCGTATCGAACATATTTGACCCTCGTTTAATAAAGCTGTATTCTGACCTATTGTTATCAAGTGTGAGATAATTTAAATCTAACTTATCAGTAGATATAGTATTATAATTAGTATGCAGTAAGTATTGTCCTTTATTATCAAATATACTAGCTGTTGTATCAATTATAAGATTGTCTCTCTTATCTTTATTATAGGATACAAACGCGTTGTCAATACTAGTAGGTACAGTATCGTTATTATAGTCAATAAAAATTAAATTATTAGAGTTTCTATTTAAACTACTACTAACCATTTGTGTAAATGTCAACGCGCTACCACTTAACGAAAGAACCTTAAGCTCATCATTAATAAATTTATAGATCTGTAAATATCCATCATCATCAATATTATATCTAAAAGTATCTAGTCTTTCACTTTTAACTAGAGATATGTCTTCATCATAATTATAGAAAACGACACTATTCGTGCCAGTATCATAATTTAAGAAATAATCAGATCTTCCGTTATTATGTTTAATACGTAATAATCTACTGTCTATAACTTCTAATTCAAAATTGTAGTTGTTCGCGAAAGTATTTACATCTTTTAAAGGCTTTACTCCTACAGGTTTTTGAACATCTGTTGCAGATACAGAATTCGTATTAAACATATAAATGTATTCGAGATCTTTATCTAACCCTCTATAAAAAGCTAATTTAGTGGTAACTGTTTGTAGGTTACTTGAATCCAGAGAAGATAACTCAATAAAATTAGATAGTAAATTCTTATCTGATAGATACAACGAAGAATAATTGTTAATTCTCGTATCTAAAGCGCCAGATAAAGCATTTATGCTTGTAACGTTAAACTGCTGCTCTAAATTAGATTTAGACTGTTTAAATGTAACAAATCTATCCGAATATGTTGCTTCTGGGAAAGCTATAGAGCTAACTGATTTATGTAATGTCGTTGCCACTACATATATTTAATACACCATACTATTTTTGTAAGTATGTAATATATGTTTGTTTGTTAAATTTACTCTGTAAGTTGGCTATAGTATTGGAAGTAGATAGCGAATTCATTTGAGTATTGTTAATGGCAAACTTTTTAATATTATCGTAGTATGACTCACTAACTAAAGTAAGTGGGTAGTAAATATCAGCATAAACACCATTAGAGTAATAAATTAAAAGCTGAGCTGTTAGTGAGGTAAAATTTGAAGAAGGGTCTAAGGAAAATTCATGATTATAATCAGTCATCACACTACCACCCAACTTACCATATATAAGCTCGTTAAATATAGTTTTCTCTTTATAGTTATAAACTAAATCTTTCTTGTAATTTTCTATAGTAGAATCGCCCCAGTTTATTTCTAAGGATATAGCATCATTTACTTCTTCATTTACGCCGGTCAGAATAAACTGCAATGTTGAATCTCCTTTGAGATATAACTCTTCGTTTTTTAGAGTGTTGTTACTATAAATTGAACTTAGATTGACGTATACAGTATTCATGCTGATAATATAAAGTTGTTTGTGTTAAAGCTTCCTGAGTTAGCGCTAATTTCTGCAAATAACGACTTACTGCCAAAGGTTGATGAACGAATAAGACTATTTGTAGTATCATATCTAGATATATTACTAATAGCTAATGTATTATTTTCTATAGTAAAGTCAATATCAAAGAAGTGGGATAATTCATTAATATCATTAACAATATAAGTTAATTTGAATAAATTGTTTACACTGTTAAACGTTAGACGAGGGGTAATAATCTCCTCTGGGGTAAAATTGTTATTTTCAGCTCCAGAAACGCTAACTTGAAATGTAGTTATTATATCTTCTGTTATACTATCCGGAAACACTTTTTCATTGGTATTATTACTAAGATTATATTCGTAAATACTCGGAATAACTGACCAGTAATTTTTAGCATTATCCCCTGTAACTGCAGTAAACTTAGTAAAGTAAGCTTTATTTGAAGTTTCTACAAATAGTCTATTTGAAAAGACTTCTAGCTTGTTAGCAGAATTAATAGAGAATAGTGTATTATTATTAGATGAAATAATAAACTCACTACCATCGTAGTTTATAACATCAATAACTAAGTTATTAGGAGTCTCTATAAATATATTATCACCTATAATATCAAAATCTATAGCATGATTAAAGATATCATATTGAACTGAATCGCTATATTTGCTAAAGGTTAGTTCTAATGCAGACTGTACCGGTGCCGATGTAGAGAAGCTTTGATTTTTTACATATAGAGCACCCTCTAAACTCCTACGCTCTTCTTTAGTAAGTAGATTACCTGTAGATGAAATTGCTAACGTGGTAGTCGCTCGTGAATCTACACTATCTATATAACGATATTCCTTTTCATAATTAAAGTCGTTATCAAGTGATAAATCATCCGCAAAATAACCGCAATCATAATAACGGTAAGTAAAATCAGTAGCAGATAGGTAGTTTTTAACGTCAGTTAGAAAGTTAAACTCCACCTCACCTGTTATAATAGATTGTTCCAATTCTGAAGTGATTGTACTTAGTGGAGTTTGATCAGTAGTAACTGATATGTCAACAGGAAATGTAGCATCTGCGTAAATGGAATAATAATAGTTACGTGGACCTGGAAAACGAGGATCCCAACCATCAAACGGCTCAGGTAAAGGGGCTCCATCTAAAAAGGTAAAAGCACCACCATCTCTATACTCAGGTATTATATTTCTTACTGAATCTGCTAATTCTTGATATGGGAAAAATTCTCTAAAGTATAAAGTATAAAAATCTTTTAGTACAGAGTAACCATTTGTATTAGCAGTAAGACCTGATCTTATAGTAGTGCCGTTTCTTGATGCTGTAGAATAGTCGAAATTATAACCTTCGTAAATATCATAGAAAGTGTGTCCGTTAAGTAGTAAGTTTAAGATATTAGTGTTTGCTGGCTCTATACGGGCTTTCGGTAGGCTAGACTTAAATAACGCATATTCATTACCATAAGAATCAAACTGATATTTTGAAATAGCACCTTCATTATACAAATCAGAAAAATTTAACTTTTCACTAATAGTATTTAGATTTAGTAATTCTGATGTAGATCTTTCTTTAGTAGTGTAAGATTCAAACGTACTAGCTTTATTATCTATTAAAGGGTCACCTGCGGCGAGTCCACTAGAAACGTTTCTAGAATTTTTTCTATTATTAATTCTAAATTGTATAGGGTAAGCACTTTGTGGATTAGTAGATACGTTACCATATAAGTCAGGATCTGGAAAAACGTAAAAGAAATCACTTTCTAAGTTTTCACTATCTAATGTATAGCTATAATTATCAGCGTTAAGTTTAAATAATCCTATATCATCTGGTTCGAAAAATAATCCAACATCTCGTAATAACTTTGCATCGTTACTAACTACTGTAGCTGTATCGGCAGTTTGTAAGTTAAGAAGATTGTTTGTTGGATTATCTGATTGAATTAGTAATCCAGAAACAGCTGGTGTTACAGAAGTATCTAAAAAATAAATATCTGTACCAATATACTTACTAAACAACTGACGTTTGAGTCTATAAAGATCTGATATAGTTAAATTACCTTTGGTTTCGTTGTTAAATAGCTCAGCTAGAGGGTTATCTGGATCGCAAATATCGTCGAACGTGTCTACTGTTATAGTAGGAGGGTTAATTTTAAATGCCTCGAGTCCAGATAAGAAGTTTGTAGTAGTTAATGCCTCTATACCTAACGGATCTAAATAGTATTTTGCATCTATATCATTAATATTACTAGAATATAACTCAGCTCTTGTATCATCTTCATCCGTTGGCGTTCTAGGTAGATCGAAATAACTCCCATACACATCAATATATTCTTCTATATTGATACCAAGCTTAGCAGTGACACTATCGATATCAAAGGTTTTAGCATTTAAGGTATCTTCGGCAGTTAGTATATAGTTGTATATGTTATCAAAAATAGCTTTTTCAACACCTGTCGTACTACCTTTAAGCTTATTTCTTTCTATTACATACTTACCTTCATCGCGCCTCTTTTTATAGAAAAGAGCAACCTCTTTTAGTTTATTGGCGAAGAATGGAATCGCAATATCTAAATCTGCAGGATCAGTAAAATCGATTTTTTGTAGAAATCTCTTTTCATTCTCTGTAGTATAGCTAATTACTATCTCTTCTATAAACTCCCTATAATAATCTTTAAAGAGGTTGATCTGTTCTGTTTTAGATACATCTTTTAAAGAGTAATACTTTTTTAAGTATGCAGTATAAAAAGAGCTATATTCTTCTGGTGAGTAATCAACATTAGTATATTGAATAAAATCAAGAAAAGAGAAAGGTGATATAGTATCCCTCGGATCATCTACCTCTGGATTAGTTATAGAGTAATTAACTTTTACTTCTCTGTAATTTTCTTCAACCATATGTTTATAAGTTATTAAAATAGATCCAATCCATCGTATAATGCATTAGCGAAGATGTTTGATACTATACCGTTGTCTTGCGTCCAGTCACTATATGATGACATGTTATGTGTTATTGTTGTGTTACCATCACTGAAGTTTATAATCGATCCAGTAATATCCCCTGTTAACTCTTTTTGATAATAGAAGTTATATATATCAAATATACTTCTACCTCCTCCAGATAAAATAGGCCAGCCCCATGAAGCATCAAAAGCGCTTAAAATATAATAATTATTAGCAGTACCAACGCTCGCGACCATTGACCCTGTTGATGAACTATAGAATAACCCAGGATCTGTAAATAGAGTAGGGCTTTGTGAGGCAGATAGAGGTAAGTTTGTGTTAAGAGCTACATAAGTACCACTATACTTTTCGAATCCAACAATTATATCACCCGGTACCACCTTGCTAGTTATGGTAAGTCTATCACCTAAATTTTGCCCATAAATTTCACTTTCCCTATATCCAAAAGTATTATAATCTTCATTGTTTAAATTTCTATAACCAAATAATTTACTCTTACTTAAAGAGAGTAAATCAACCAATCGCTTGAGCTTAGGAGGAAAGGAGTATTTAGGTATAGCAGGTAAATCGATAGTCTCTAGTAATGAAGCTAATTGATCAACATTAGCAGTATCAATAACACTATTATTATCTAAGAAGTTTTGGATTTTTTCGTATGTACTCTTACCTATACTCGTTTGAGCAGAGCTAAGATCGCCGAATATGCTACCTAAGAAATCATTCATAAGTACAGGTGCATCATTAAATAAAGGCTGCTGTACTACTTCCGCGAACGTGTTTTTAAAGTCTATATCCTCGTTTTGTTTAGCAACGACGTAATAGCTACTTGGATGTATCGTAAAGGTATTACTAGCTCCGGATAAGGTAGTTGAATTGTAAACAGTGTATGCAGAAAGATATACATTTGTTAAATCTGCATCGTTAGTGGTAGTAAAATAACCTTTAAAGAAGCTACCTCTATCTAATGTGGATAGCTCTTGAAAATTAGATGTAAATGTAGCGTTATAATTAGTAGCCCCATCCGTTAAGACAATATTAAGAACTGGTGATGATGGTACAGCACTAAGTAACGGTAAATTTTTAAGGGTATTAAAATTACTATCCTTTACTTTAACTACAAAAGCTATTTTAGTATTAGCAAATTTACTACTGTTAATATTAAAGCTCGTAATAGCTGAACCTTCACCATCTATACCATTTGAAGATATAGATAAGGAATTATAATCTTCGTTAGCAGAAAGAGATGTAGATAAAGCATAACTAGTTGTATTAGTATGAGTAAATATATCCCCTGTTTTATAACCAAATATTAAATTATAATCTTCTAGATAATCACCTTTAAAGTAAACATCACCGGTACCAGATAATCCTGCAAATACACCACTAGGGTCGGTTGATGTAGTATTCACTAAATTGTTACTACTATCTAACTTAACATAAATATTTGTATCATCTGTTGTTACTTTATTAACCTCTACAGACTCAACAACGTTATTTGTTGTTAGATATTGATAGAAAGATGTATACGGGTATAGATGACCATATGTATCGTTAATAAGACCTCTAGAAAAATAATCTCTATCTATACCACTACTACCGGATGCATAAGGAGTAATTGTAGGCACACCACTTTCAACAGATCTATAAGAATTAAATCGAGTAATTTCGATAGCTGGCCCCGTTAAAGCACTTTCTTTTCCTGTTAAAGAATTGTTAACAGTAGATATTAAAAGTTTATCTTCTATGTAGTCTGAGATATCTACCTTTACACTAAATGTATCATAATACCCTGTACCTTCACCATCATATAAATAGCATGTAACTTTATATCTACCAGGTGTAGTATACGCATGACTAGCAGTTATGGTCTCTGTGGTAGTACCATCACCAAAATCCCAAACCAACCGCTTATTACTTATAAAGTCTTCAATACCGTCTGTTAGATTTGGTATAAATGTAAGAGGTGTAATAGGAAGAGCATAACTAGAGTAGGATTCTTGACCAGTATAATCCCTTACGTAAAAGAAGTTATATAAGAGATCAAACTCACCAGAGCTGTCTAGCTGTAATGCACTTAGAGACATATACCTTTATTTAATATCAAAGCCTCTGTATTGCAATTTTACTTGGGATATTT